GTTTAATTACAATTTTACTTCATACCAGCGCGAGCATGCTCGCATTTTAGCATTATTAGATAGTTTTGGGGTTAATATTAACCCCTCAATTATCTGGAATGCTATTCCCTGGACCTTTGTAATTGATTGGGTCATAAACGTAAGTTCATGGCTGGATCAATTCAAAGTTTCTAACATGGAACCACAGATAAACATAATAGACTTCTTATGGACTGTGAAACGGAACCGGACTATCCATCTCTCTACGAAAGTAGGAGATGCGTGGCCCGGAGCTAGTTTCCCAACTCCCTCTAAGAAGCTCGTATGTGTAACTAATGAAACGTCTTATCGACGTTCTGTTGGTTATCCATCGACCGGCTCGTTTGCAACGAGCGGGCTGAGTCCTACGGAATTCAGTCTGGGCGCCGCGTTGGTATTAAGCCGACGTAGACGCCGCAAATAGAATGGGTAGTACCCATTCGAGTGGATATCCACTATAAACTACATAACCATGCTAAGTAATACACTTAACACGAACGAGATAAAGAATGCGGCAGGTACGGAACAAGAGTTCCAACACCTGGACCAGGACGGCCGGTCACATGAGTTCGCTTTAATTAGCGAACCTCCTGCGACTCCGCATCGGCTCAAGGTTCAACATCTTGAGACCGGTACGGGGATTAACAAGCGGCGTAGATCGGTTGTTCGATTTGATAAAACTATCATGTCGACAGTCGACTCTGCTCTACCTGTTACCGTCTCTGCGTATGCGGTACTGGACGCCCCTATTGGGGCTCTGGTAGCGAATACTGAGATGGCCAACGTTCTCGCGAACCTAATGTCTTTCATCGCCACAACTGGCGGTGGAACGACTGTTTTGTTCGACGGAACGGGGAACGGCGCCCAAGCCTTACTTACTGGTGGTTTGTAATCACTAGTAAATAGGCACATTCATTATGCACACTAACGAGGTATGTTTTTGGTTTAATTACCTGAAACCACTTCTGTTAGTGTGCATTCTCATTATCTACAGTCTTACCAAGCCAGAACATAAGGATGATCATAAGGACGGTCCACGATAGTAAGTGTTCTAATATCTAATGTTAGATCCACTCTTATCATGGCACCGAAGATAGGATAATCATATGCTGGTGTTGGTAATGGGTTAGTGATACCATACTGTGTCCATAAGGAAACTGTTTGCAGATCCACCTCGCGGTGGTATGGAAACTTCTTTCCGTTTGGTATAGATGGTAACAATGACTGGCGAATTATGCTATTCATAGCTTGATTTGTTGTTGTAGTTAATGTTCGTTCGACGAATCGTGGAGTGTATGCATGCTCTAGGAGATATACCATATGGTTATCAATAAGAGCCTAGATGAAGTTGAACTCATCGCTGCACTGCTCCACGACGTTCAAACGTCGCATG